AGGTTTTCTCCGCTTGCTCTTGCGCGTCTTTTTTAACGTCATACGACATAGCGATTTATCTCCCCTTCCAGATTGCATTGAACGAGAGTATGCCTTCCGCTGATCTTGTTTTTCATAATGTTTATGTATCTGGTGGGATCATCTGGGTTGTCAGGATTATCCGCTTTTCCTATGCCGAAAAGTAAATCCGCTTCCGACTGCTTGGCTACACGACTACCTTCCAGCATAGACATAGAAAGTCTTGTTCTTCCCTCTGCGTCACCTGTCGCCTGAGACATGGCAATGACTGCAACATTGTGCTTTTTTGCAAGAGCGCGTAGCTGAGTATATAGGCTTCTAAGCCGTTGATGGCCTTGATCGAACTTTTCAGTCAGTTCAACTTTATCAGCCATGTCTACGATAACTACACTGAATTCTTCTTTAGCTAGATAGGCGTCAAGGATGTTCATATCCCACCCTTGCGTATCTCTAAATATAATCCTGTCTTTGATGCCAGAGAAGCGAGTTACTGCAGCCGATGGATCAACCCTGATTTCATCCTCAGTCATGCCAGTGTAAGACTGCAAAGCTCTAAGCTTTACCCTGCGACCAAACTCTTCGTTACAAATATAACCGACTTTAGCTCCCTGTTGGCAGAACCCTGCAGGGCCGCAAGATATCGACACGGCAAAGGCCGTTTTGCCCACATTGGAATAGGCTGCAACAATCATAAATTCGCCGCGCCCAATGCCATAAACCTCTCGACATAAAGTTGGTATATTAAACTTAAATCTATTGTCATTGGCTGTTGTAGCCAACAATTCATAGATGTCATCTGTTACAGGAAGCCCAAATATATCGTCTGGGAGATAACCAGCCGTAACACGCTCGACTAGAGTATTAATCTTTCCTAGTGCATCCTTATCGCCTTGATTCATTAACAAAGCTAGTTGTGCTATATCGTTTGCAACCTCTTGCATCCACAGATTGTTGATAACTGTGGCACTGATCTCTGCATCGATAGGCTCAGAAGTAGCAATCTCTTGGACTTGCTCTTCTACTTGATCAGCTTGGGCTGGAGTCCACACTGGATGATTGGACTTCCAATATGCAAACAAATCTAAGGAAGTTATATCCTTTTGAAACTTGTCATGCATTTCAACGATAGAAGTATATATCTCTTTAAGTGTTTCATTAAAAAGATCTGGTCTAAGCTTCGATCTATTTGCCTCATAGAATTCATTATTTAAACAGTTTTTTAGTAACGAGTGTTCCAAATTAGTCATTCCTTAGTTTACCGTAACAAGTAGTTACTTGTCAGGGCTAACATATAAGGAGACATAAAAAAAGCCCCAATTTTCATTGAGGCCGTTTTCTTTTAAAGTGGAGTAGGTTTATTTAGATGGTTTATTCTGTCTGAATGCCATCTGTTCCAAGTCGGGTTTTGCAGCCCCCCTACGCTCCTTTATGTTCAATGCAGTAAACGAAACACATTTATTAGAGTTAGAAAATTCTTCTAATATTGCATTGAGTTTTTGTTCTATTTTAGCTGCTTCTGTGAAGTTAGCTACCTCTAGGTCAGCCAACATGATTGCTCTTAATTGCATTTGATATTCCTTGAGTTTTTCGTCGGTATTATCAACGTCGACGTATATTTTACTTCTCTGACAAGTATCGTCTGTCAGTTTCGATCTGGGTTAAAATTTGTGCAATTAAGAGGTTGGGGGAGACATACACCCTATTTTTCTCGCTGACATGGGCCACCACCTAGAGGCGAAACTCGTAGATGACGAATGGGATCTTATCCCTGAGTTTTTTCGGTACGCTCGTCCATATCCTATTACGATAAAGGACCAAGTATACGTTGTATCTTGGCTAGGCATAAAGAACCCTTGCTATTTGTTTTGTTGTTAACACTTTTAAATCTTTCTTAGTTAAGCATACACGAATATTATAACCGTGTTGTCTCGCCTGTTGTACTGCATTAAGCGAGGCATCTCTGTCAAGAACTAAATATTTATTATTGTATTTTTTAATTGTCTTTGTGATGTTATGCGACAATTTTGTTCCGAGGAGAGCTAGTCCAACATGATTCGTAATCCTTGACACTGAACAAGCAGATGGTACATCTTCGACCATCACCACATTGTTACCTGTTCCTACACAGATTCCAGAATCAATTACTCCATAAGTTAGCCACTTTGGTCCAGAGCCTGACAGTAAACGACCTACAGCACCCTGTTTATAATAAAATACTACTCTGTTGTCAGACGGTGCATATCTTATTTTAATTAGTTGATTGTTATATGCTTCCAAACTGTTTACCGACTCAAGATAATCTAAAGCAGGTTGGTGATTACATATTGAAGTTGTGATGGAAGGTAAAGGTCTACCTAGAGGTTTATATATTTTAATATTATTTAATCTATTTTTGACATACTCTATTGTTCTATTACCAGTGTAGATTCCTTTACCCTCACAACTGGCTCTAAAGCAGTTCCACATGATAGTACCTTCAATCTTTGAAATAGATAACTTCTTATCCATATAACAGAATGGACAAGTGATTACTTTTCTATCACCCTCTCTAAGAGGTATTCTTTTGATGATATCTAATTGTTCTGAGTAAGTCATATCTCTATCTTCTTTAGTTGGTTATAGTCATGTCACCTTGCGGCGACATCCGAAGGATACACACATTAACAATAATGTAAATGGTACAAATGACAATTAGTTAATTGTGACTAAAAGTATATTTAGTTAACAGTTTATAACACTCATATAAACTAACCTATTGTTTTATATGCAAAACTTGTTAATCAATTTGTCGTAGGTTCGACCCCTACCGCCGGAGCCAATTCATTGATAATAAAAGATTAATCAGGGTTTTTGGTATAAAAAAAGCAAGAAATTGGGGAAAAAGTAATTTCTTTTTTCTTGCTTTTTTTTCTTACATCTATGACTCTATATTCGATTCGCAGAATACTCGTCTAAAACGCTTGTAGTTGTCAGAGAAGCCCATGAAATAGGATACAACCTACTCATCTCATTACTCACTAAATTCGCAACTGTACGAGTCTCCTGTTGCGCGGTAGTGTGACATCTTTCGACACACATCTTTGCAAATGCATCTAGTGATCCTGACCACCAGAATTGTGTCATTAGATTAGCTGGAAGTACCATTCTGGCTTGTTCTTCGCACACACCTAGCTCTAACATATAATTATAGTGCGATACTGCCTTGTTGCATTGCTGCAAGGTTGTATAAATAACTTTGTTAGCTGCATCATTTTCAAGAATATCACCAGATCCCTGTTTCTTATTTTTGACTGCTTGTCTCCACCAATCAGGATAAAATATCTCAGGCTGCGATTTTACATATCTGCGCGATACTTCATTAATTCTGAGATAAGAGTGTTTAACTAATTGTCGTGCTACAAAGATTGGACAACTAATTCTGAATGAAGCAAAGCAATGCCCAAAGGGACTAAAATGCTTATGCATAGATAAATACTTTATTAACTTTTCATCTGAGTAGTGGAGTATGGGCCGCATGTCATCTTCTGTGCCACTCCATCCTACTGCCTTAGTTTGTTTGTTAAAGCTCACCCTTGCGGCATTTACTACTGTAAGATCACTTCCCATACTATCCAACAACTCTACAGAGATTTTACTCACTACACTAGCCTCTCGTATATAACATAATCTTCCGTATATCGGGCCAATTCTTTACCATGTATATATTCTTGGCCCACCGACATTTTGCGAAGGTGCTCCAATGGAAGTTCGTGACCCATGCCAGCAACCCTGCCAATAGTTTGAGATTTACAATGAGTAGTTTTAAAAACTTTATATTTGTCGTAGTGATCCAGTTCTAAAATAGATAATTTTTCAAAGTGCATTTGCAGCTTTCTCTTTCAGTAGTTGTTTAATTAATATGTTCTGTTCTGTGATGATGTCTTGAAGCTTCTCTGGTGTGTCAGTGCCTCGCTTGTATCGACGCATCTCTCGACCAAGCTTCTTGAAGCCAACAATATCTAATCCGCGTTTTGCTAAAGCGTTGTGAGCATTAGTCTCCGTTAGTACGGAATAAACCATTAGACTGTTGATGTTTTTGTGGCCTGATATTGCCATGAGTTCGTCATGCGTACAGCCGCACTCAGAGCCGTGGGTTACTCCACTGCGCCTCAAATCAGCCAGCCTAACGTCTGTGTACACATACGATCCATCAGGCCGCTTCTTACCCTTGTCACGCACCTTTGGAAGAAGGCCAGAAGCTTTCCTTATATCAGAGAAAACTTTGGTCAGCCTATCAGCCGTGTAAGGCTTGAGTGTGCCTTCCTCACGCAGAATGAAATCATCAGAGTTATGTTTAGAGTGCAGCTTTAGTCGCTTCTCAATCCCTACTGTGACAGGAATTCGCATTTCAGCACCTGTCTTCTTTTGGGCAAACTCTGCTACATTGTTGACCTTATCAAAGTCATTCCATTTGAGTAGACGCACATCAACAGGACGCTGCATCCATTCGTAACAAATAGTAATGATCGTACCGATACTAACTTTACCGTTTGCGTCACAGAAATCGACCATGTCTTTGACTTGATCAGGGGTCCACATGACTCGACGAACATGACCCTTTGGTATTTTAAGATCACCAAACGGATTGGTAGTAGCTAAATTCAGCCGCCTACCCTCTGCCCATGCCGCTCTAAGTCGGATGATAGTTACTCGCGCATTGTTAGTTGTGACCCTATCCTCGACCACTTGAAATATCTTCTGCGCGTACTTGTAGTCTACATCTTCGACTAGTACGTCAGAGAAAGGCTTACCATCTCCAAGGTTCCAGCCTAATAAGCGGTCTATGATCTGTCGGTAATTCCGTTTGGTATTTTCCGAATTATCCTTAAAAGCCATAGACCTTTTCCATGCAGCAATTAGTGTATGAACCGTGTTTTCTGGAGCGTGAACTGATGTATCTGTACCTACACCAGTATGTATTTCCCATTTTCTGTGCCATTGGCGAACAACTTGTTCAGCTTCAAGCCTACTGTCTTTTGTAGTTCTTTTTATGTCAGGAAATATTTTTAACAGCGGCGCACTAGGTTTGGCTACAAATTTGTAATCACCTTTCCTTTGTACGCGCTCCACATAGCCAGCGGTCTTCATCGTTTTGCTCCAAGAGTAACATGCGGCTCAGTCAAACGCTGTAGATGTTTGTTTAGGTGTTTGAGCTTTTCGTTTTCATACATGAGCGCACCCATGCGAAGCCTTGCTTCGTAAACATCTTGGCTGGTGAATTCATTACCAGCCTCTGCCAAGTCCTCTGCTAGTCGCTCCAAGTAAGAATGGAACTCGTTGTCAGTCATAGCATGTTCTGTCATTTGTATAGCTCCTCATCCACGCGAGTCATGTAAACAGCCAATGCAACACCCAAGTCTTTGAGTGAAGCATTTTGGGCTGCGTCCTTGATGTCGTAGCGAGTAGTTTTTCCCGACCACTTAGCAATCAAACTAGGCTCTGGAACAGGAGTCTTCCTGTCCAGATCCCCAATGGTTTGAGGGGAGTTCTTTTGGGGATCAGGCTGGCTTCTGAAGGTTTCTATATGCTGGTTTAAGTCATACTGAACCATCTTCTCATTTAGGAAAGATAGAAGCTCTGGCTTAGATACAGGCACTTCTACTTGTACTGCTTTGCCAGAGAGCTTCTTCGCGTCAGCTTGCGTACCAACCCATTGACCTTGGTTGTTTGTGTATAGCTTCATGCCGCCACCTCAATATACTTTGGGTTAACTATTTGGCCTTTAAATCCAATACGTTTTATCCATTCATGCAGGGACCACTCTGCAATCTCGGCTGCATCTTCGCGTATTACTTCATCATGTGATCTGCATTTTTCGTAAACTTCGCCATATGCTTCTGCAAAACTTTTAGGATCTACATCTATTGTAACGCTTACTTTAATTTTCATGCTGCCACCTCAAAGGATTGTTCTGCGCGAATAAGCTCTACAGAGATGTAATGCTCCGTATCAAACGCCATCTCTATCTTTAAAGTGTCACCTGCCCTAGCCAGTTTCTTCAAGTCCTTGATGGATAGGAGACAGTCGCCTCGCTTTGTCTGTCTATACATACGAAGCTCAGTTTCAATCGGACAATGTGCCTTTGTTGGATCACTCGCGTGAGGTATCACATGACAATAGGCTTAGTAATTTTGCCCTCTTCACCTTTCTGCATCAGGCCGTAGTCTATTCCTAGCTCTTCAAGGACAAATTGTTTGAATGTATCTTTCGCATTTATTTGATGCTTGTTGAGCATTCGGGCAGTAAGTTTAATAGTTGCTATCATGTCAGTCACTTTCTTAGCTGTCTGTTATACAAAACGTACAACAGTTCTGTGACTAGTGTTTATTATAACATTTATTAGTATGTCAATAAAAAATATTAGCAGACATAAAAAAAGACACTAAAAAGTGTCTGATTTTACCTGCGCGTCAATGATATATATTGTACTAAGTGTTGGATATTTCAGCTATGATATTCATTCCATATTCGTGAGTAGAGTTATCTGTTGGTACACAAACAGTTGCTCCCAACTCTTTATTGAACAACAAAGTATGTGTAATTTTGGTTTGCTCGACTGTAATTGCTGCGTTTTTTATATCCACACTAAGTTCGTAGGCATCGGTAGTATTCAATTTGTACATTGGTTAGCCTAACTTTTTTTATAGTTAATTTTGAGACTTGCGCGTCAACTCCTATAAGTCCTGATAATAGACTCTTACGACAATTAGTACTGAATAATATAGTAGTATTTACCTGTCAAGAAATTTTCCNTTTTTTTTTCAAAATTTTTTAAAAAAATAATAATTTGACATTTTTACAAATTTACTTGATTGTTATTTTTATGGCGTGACTGCCATTGNANTAACAATTAACCAGCTAAGAAAGTGACTCCAATGACAATTGAAAACTATAGGCTTGTGACTTCGCAAGCTTTGAAAAAAATGAAAGAGCATTGTAATACTGATAAGTTTATTGAGGATTGTAGGCTTGCAGCATATGAAAAAATAAAAGCCGCGACTCGTAAAGATGGTTCTTTAAACTGGTCTACGCTTCCTAATTTAATAGGCCAAAATACCAAAATAAAAAAAGACGTAACAAGCTTGGAAACAGATCTAGAAATTTGGGGTTTGTCGCTTGCTCCCCACTGGGTATCTGGCTTCAATACTTGCAATGGCTTGTCTTTAGGTTGTGCCATAAATTGTCTTATGTTTACTGGCATGGGTGCAAAATTTATGATTACTAGTGATGGTAAACATAAAGTCGCAATAGCACGAATAATTAGAACTATATTATGGTTTAAATATCGTGACCAATTCAAGGCGCGGCTATTACTGGAAATAGAACGAAAAGCCGCAAGCCTACAAAATAATAACATATCAATGGCTTTTAGACCGAACGTGTTTAGTGAGGTAAAATTTGAAAAGTCTTTTCCAGAATTGTTTGAATTGTGTAACGATTTAAATGTAAAATGTTACGACTATGTGAAAGATATAAAACGGATAAAAAACAATCCGTTTTCCTCATATCACATGACGTTTAGCCTGTCGGAAAATAACGCTCTATTTATTTCAACGGCTTTAGAGCATGGCGCAAATATTGCGGTAGTGACTGATATACCGACAAACAAAAACCGAAACAAAACTTACAAACATTTACCGCCTAAAACTTTATCAATTAACGGCGTGACTTTGCCAACTGTGGATGGTGATCAACACGATGCGCGGTTTTTAGATAAAGCCAAAGCCGCGTTTGTAGTTTTGCGCGGAAAAGGCCAAACAATCAAAAGCGATATAACCGGCTTTAAACATCAAATAAAACAGGCGGCTTGATTGTCTTATATATATCAAGCTTTCGGCTTTATTGTGTTTTGGTGGTTTGTTCTGGATTTTTTAGCATAATTAAAACATTTACAAATTGTTTTTTAAATGTTATGCAAAACTACTACCTAATTTTTAACTAACTAAGAAAGAGACTAAAAAAATGTTAGACTTTAATACTGTAGAAGAAAACGCTGCACAAATTGTTAACGATTTTGC